GGTGGGTAGGGTGGGGGGAGGGAAGGTGTCCTTCTGCGCAAACTGAGTCGCAGCCAGACGCGACCCCCTGCTTTCCGATTGCCCGATGCCCCCCATGTCCCTGTCCGGCCATCAAACGGTCGTCTGCGAACATGACACCCTAGCCAATCAGGCTCTCGCAGACCTCAGCCAGCCGGGTTGGCTTGGTCAGTCCGCGCACAGCTGTCTCAAAGTCCGACACCTGACATCCGACCTGGCAAAGCAGTTCAGCAAACCTGACATCTGTTTCGGACGTAGTTACATATGTTTTTTTATGTTTAGTTATATCTTCATATAATCCTATAACCTCTGTTAATCCTATGTTTTTCCGTGTTTGGACAACACCTATGTTGTCTATGATGTTGTCTATGAGAGGCTCTACATTGACATCTTGTGCGATGTCTATGGTTGGTGTCTTTCTGGTGCGTTTTGGTGCTGGTTTCTTGGCCATCATGTCTCCTAGTTTCTCGGGTCTGTTGTAGTGAAATCCGTCCCTACCTGCTAATCCTCCCAGCATCTCTCGCAGCCGCTTTCTGTTGGCGGCCATCTCCTCCTCTGTGAACTCAGTTTCCTGTTCGGGTAAGTCTGAGCTGTTTGTAACCGTTTTGGGTGCGTTTGTTACTGATCGGGTTACATCCTCTCTTTGCTGGGTCATGGCTCTGGCTTCCTTTCTAACCATCTCTGGTGGCCTGCTGTCTTCCTTGGAGCTGGCGATAGATATCGCATCATCGGTCTTGATCTGTGGATCGTAGACTATGCGCACCGTGTTTGCCTTCTCACCTCTGAAACCCTTTGAGACGACCTCCACATGGCCTCTGTCCCTGAGCTGCTTCATTGCCCTAGCCACCTGCTGCTTGGGCGCTTGTAGGTGGTCTGCGATCCTCTGCTGACCGACCCAAGTAATCCCAGCTCGGTTGGCATACGAGCACAGCAGCACCAATACTTTGACCGAGAAGCCGTGCAGCTCAACGTCTGTGGCCGCCCGCATTGGGACGACCGCAAACTTCCTCTGGTCAGGTGGTGCCACCTTCTCGACTATCTTGGGCCGCCTCTTGGGCAGCTTAAACTCGATCACTCTTGCCGGCTCTGCCATATTCTCAGCATCTCCTCTCGCAGCTCCTCTTTTGCCTGTAATCCTCGTTTTTCTCTCACGCCTTCCAAATACTCAATACGGGTGCGCTTGCTGCGTTTCTTCTTTAACACCCAAAGCGCCTCATGGTAGCGCCGGTATTCCTCCGAATACGTCCCCACCTCGCGGCCATCTGGCAGCCGGACAAGCTTGGCCTCTGGGTGTACCTGGCCGCAGCCAAAGCACACCAGGCGCTCATCTCTTGGTAAAACTGGAGCAGTTTTTGACCTCAAGGCTCGTTGTCTTATTGTAGAAATTGCAATGCGGCCAGCCGCCTCTGGCGATCAGGTGGTCACATTCGAGACACGTTCTGTCATCCTCTGCCTGTGGTTCTCCACGCACGTCGCGCACTTCCACCGGCGCCTCTTTCCGTCCTGTAACGTTTTCCATATTCCACCTTCCTTTGGTCTGGTGTGCTGGCAATGAGAGCACCACATTGTTCCGGTAATCTCGGTAATCTTCTTGGTCATGTACCGTTGTAGCTCGTTTGGCATCAGTTCCACCACTTCATCTTCATTTCCTCGTAAGCCTTCCCGTCCAGTTCGTGCTTGATCTTGGCCAGAAGGCGCTCAACCATCAAAAGGCGTGCGTCCAGATTGTTGATCGCGTCTCCACACTTGATAAGAATCGACTCAACTTCTTCGATTCTGCCCTCAAGATAGGTCGCGTATTCCTCCAGGTTTGGTGGCGTCATAGATCCTCGCGCATGGCCTTGATGAACCAGCCAGCAGGCACCACAGCCCGCCACGGCTCGCCATTGCGACGGAATACAACCACCGGCACCTCGTCCTTGACCTGGCCATCCTCGCCAATGTCAGCAGCCACCGTGCAAGACGCCTCGACCTGCTTGCACCACGCCTCGATTGCCAGCTTCTCCCGGCGCTTAACCTCGATCCGGTATCGCCCCACCTGGATATCGTCGCCACCGTCTCTGGCCTGTCCTAGCTTGCGCTTGACCACCTGGCCCAGCTCGTTTGAGAGCAGCTCGGCAAACTCTCGTTCTCCCCTGGCGCCCTTATTCCTGCTCGTTTTTCCGGTCATTATCTCTCTCGATTGAATCCAAGACGCAAATCTCCAGCTGCTTGATCCACCGGCGCTCGCGCTCCAGCTCTGCCCGCAAGTGGTCGATGGTGTCAATTGCTTCCTGGAGAAGCAAAGGCGCGGCCAGCACACTCGCAAGTGTCAGCCGGTCGCGGATGTCTATCACTTTGAGCCCAGCATGGCCGAAAGCCGGTCTGCCGTGGTTGAATACTTGGCCGCCAGCATCTCCACGACCGCCTGGTCTATCAAGCTTGCACGGCTCCTGCGCTGCTCCTGGGCGGCAGAATCAAGCAGCACGCGGGTCTCAGGCCGCAGCCGGACTAAAAAAGGTTTGAGTTTCGTTTCTGAGGTCATTGCATCCCTTTCTGATATCGCTATGATATACGAGGGGGACGGATTAAATCTAGGGATTAGGGATTCCCCTAATAAAAAAGATGCAAAATAGTTTGACAACCCAAAAAAACCTGCGTACAGTCACACCTAGCGATATCACTTCGATATCGTTCAACTACCGAAACGGAGATTGAGAAATGCACGCAAACACCATCAAAGCAGACATCCGCAGTAACAACCGCTCACTTGAAACTGATGCCAAATTGCTAAGTTTCGATTGCATCAACCAAGACTCAAACGCTGTACAGCGAATCAAGCTCCGGGTTGAACGCAAAACAAAACAAAACGAACTGCTTGCTCAAGCTCTCAAGATCAAAGGCAGAATTGCTCGTTATCATTTTTTGACAAATAGCGGTTATTACACAATTTACAAATAAATCCCGGGGCTTCGGCCCCCACCAACTACTCAGAAAGAGAGATTGAAAATGGAAATTAGAAAAGACTTAATGTGTTCCAACGAAGTGCGCAAAGCAGGACTCCTACTCGTCAAAGCCGCAGAGCTAGGAATGGATGTCACAGGGTACGGCGAGCTAGCCGTAAACAATAGCTCCGGCAATGTGTATCTGTGGCTCGAGGACTATGCGTTCTCGCTGTATATCGGCCTCGGATCTAATCGCATCATCGCCTGCTGGTCTAGCACAGAAGATGGCCGCGAGGAACTCTACGGGCTCGAGGATTGCACATTACTCGCCACCCTTGAAGATTGGGCTGCATTTTGCCAGCGGGAAGATGATCGCATCCATGCTTGAAATTCTTACGCTCTTGGCCGGCCTAGCTGCCGTCGTTTTAATCATGCGCCCGTGGGATTTGTCATGACTCATCTCGCCTACTATCGTGTGAGCACAGACCGTCAAGGCCAATCTGGCCTCGGTCTGGAAGCCCAGCAAGCATCTGTGGCTCAATTCCTGAGCCACCCACCTGCTAAGGAATTCGTCGAGGTGGAATCAGGACGCAATGCAGACCGCCCGCAGCTGGCCGCAGCTCTGGCCGAGGCGAAGCGCTCAGGCGCCACCCTCATAGTGGCCAAGCTTGACCGCCTAGCTCGCGACGTGAAGATGATCCTGGCAATCGTGGATTCTGGCGTCTCTGTCCGGTTTATTGACCTTCCAGACATTGACACCAGCACGGCCACAGGACGGCTTATTTTGACCGTGATGGCCTCTCTCGCAGAGTTTGAAGCCAGGCGTATCAGCGAAAACACAAAGAAAGCCCTTACGGCCAAGAAAGCACGCGGAGAGCGCTGGCAGTCAGGCGACCCAAGCAAGGGAGCAAGAGCCGCAGCTCTGGCCAGGGTAGAGCGCAATCTTGCAGCCCATCAGGCCATTGCGGCCACCGTCGCAGAGCTCCAGCAGTACGGTTGCCGATCCCTGCGACAGATTGCCAGAGGGTTAGAGGCTAGAGGGGTGAAAACAATCACCGGCAAGCTCACCTGGCGAGCTAGTCAGGTGGCAGCTGTACTCGGGAGGTCTTGATATGGAGGTCGTCTGGAAGGTCTTATTCTGGGTCGGGCTCTGGATGCTGTGGATTCTCTGGGCCATGTACACCGACACGACTGTGGTCAAGGAGCGCAAGAAGCGCAAGCAAGAAAAGCTGGCGATGGATTTCCACAGCCGGCTAGAGAAGGGAGCGCCGAGGGATGAATGAGCACCTCGACTGCGGGGACGATCCGCCTTGGCTGCCGATTGTTTTCTGGGTTTGTTTTGTTTTTATTCTTTTAATTTTATGAGGGGGTTATATGACACAAGAGCAATGGATCTTAGACGCACTCAAGCGCAGGCGAAAGCTGACAGCTCTGGACGCGTTGAGGGGCTGTGGATGCTTTAGATTGGCTGCGAGGATTAGCGACCTTCGCAAGCAAGGCCACAGCATTATGACCGAGAGTGTGAGCGATGGCGGGAGGGTGTACGCCCGCTATCAGTTAATCCAAAAAAGGGGATAAAAAATGGTTGGAAAAGTAACGCCAGACGACATGGCGTCGGCCTCGCTTTTGCCGTCAATTCTTGGGATCAATAAGTACGCGAGCCCAAACGACGCGCTGCTGGGGTGTATTGATGCTATCGAAGGACGACCACGGCCAGACATCGGCAACGAAGCTATGGCCTGGGGAAACACATTAGAACCGCACATTCTGAAAGAGGCGGCTCTGCGGCTTGGCCTAGATAACCTAGACTTAAGCCACGACCGGGCCTATTTTCACCAATTCTGGCGGCTTGCGTGCTCTCTGGACGGGACGGCATTGGGTAGGGGGCAGCTGATCGAGCACGACCCAGAGCACGGAATCTGTGTCCTAGGAGCCAATAGCATCACCTTAGATGGTCTTGGAGTGCTTGAGGCCAAGCTCACGGGCTCGAACGTCGAGGATCAGCCGCCACTCTGGCGCGGGCCTGTGCAGCTGCAAGCACAGATGGCAATCACCGGCAGCACATGGGGGGCTGTGGCCACCCTCTACCGGGGCGTGGAGATGCGCATCTATCTTTTTGCACCGCACGAAGTGACCCTGAAAGCCATCGAGCAAGCCGTCTCGGACTTCGAGCGCCGGCTTACCGTGTATCGAGAGACAAAAACTATCGATTACTACCCGCCGATAGATTCAGCCGATGCAAACCGCACCTGGCCGCTTGCGAAGGAGCAGGACGACCCTCTATGGCTACCGGGCTCTGACGAGAATCTAATTTTGGATTTGCTAAATGAGAAAGCCAAAATCAAAACAGCAGAAAATGAGATTTCGCGTCTAGAGAAGGAGATCAAAGCAAAAATGCAAGAGGCACCATGTGCGCGGGTGGGGTCTTACGAAATCCGCTGGCCCATGCGTCACTACCAGGCCAAGGCTGCGTACACGGTTCCAGCTTCTGAAGCTCGTTCCGTGCGCCAGTCAACACTAACAATCAAGGAGAAAAAATGAGCAACATAGTCAGTCAAGGTTTTGCGCCAGCCACAATGGACGAGGCGATGAAGTTTAGCGAGATGCTCGCCAGGTCTAGTATGGTGCCGCGTCAATACCAAGGTAAGCCAGAGGACGTGCTTGTAGCCTGCCAATGGGGTCGTGAGATTGGCCTAGCTCCGATGCAAGCGCTTCAGAATATCGCAGTTATCAACGGCAAGCCATCTGTCTACGGCGACGCAGCAATGGCGCTAGTCCAAGCTAGCTCAGTCTGCGAAGGTATCGAGGAGACAATCGAGGCCGAAGGCACAGGCAATCCAATTGCAATCTGCATTGCCAATCGCAAAGGACGCAAGCCGGTCATTGCAAAGTTCTCAGTCGAGGACGCCAAGCGAGCTGGTCTATGGGGCAAGCAAGGCCCGTGGACGGCATACCCAAAGCGTATGCTCCAGATGCGGGCTCGCGGGTTTGCTTTGCGGGATGCGTTTCCTGACGTGCTCAAGGGTCTAATTACGGCAGAGGAAGCGCAGGACTACCCTGACCAGCCAGCAAAGGACGTTACGCCAGCAAAACCAGCTAACCCTTTGGACGCATTGCCTGCGCCGGTTTCTGTGCCAGAAAATTTCAACGGCACTTGGTCGCCAGAGATTGACGAGGACGACATTCCAGACACGGCGTTTGTAAATGAACCCGAGGTTGTAACAGACGAGGTTTTGGATGCGCCGCAAGATGTTACGCAGGAAAAGCCAAGCGAGAAATGGTATCTGCACATACCTGGCAGGGAGGCGCAGTCGTTTGCTAGCGAAAGAGAATGGTCTGAATCTTACGACGAGCTGTGCGCGAAGGTCATGGCTGCCAAGATATCACCGGCAGATAAGCTAACCAAGATTGACTCTTTGCGAGAGGCTAACAAAGGATCGTTTAAGAAGATGAGTATGGATGATCGGCTAGTCCACACTCAGGCATATGCTAGGAGAAAGTACGAGCTAGGACTCTGACAGGTACAGAGCACGCTCATGCTTGCGACGTTTGACAAGGCCGGGGAGTTCTTTGCCTCCGGCCTTTGTCCATGCCATGAAGCCCTCAGCTGCTCCATCAAAGTCACCACGGTTATGCTTCATTCGGATCGTGGAGCGCTGAAGATTACCTAGTCCGACGTTGAAGCTGAAGGAGACAAGAGCATCGAAGCGGCCTTGGGTAAGTCCTTCTGGACATAGTCTAAGTACGCCTCGCTCAAACGTAGCGAGGTCTTTTGCAAGTATGTCATTGACCTCATCCATTGTGAGAGTTCGATCCCACCCATCAGGGATACTAAGTCCTTTGCGTTCATCAAACTTTACCCTTATGTGATTAGGATCGATAACATGACCAACACCAACAGTCCACAGTAAAGCAGGACAGCGATATGGACGAAGTCGTACTCCCTCATCCTTTTTGATTCCTTCGATTGCATCCTTACTTACCTTCACTTCTTGCCCCATTGCCTACTTCCAAACCAGAAGGCAATGATCCCAGACAGCAAAGCCATCTCGTCCTCGGAAAAGATTACGTCGGTCGCAGCGATAAACTTCTCTACGTCCATCTCGCCAAGACCACCGCGAAGCAAGAAGTAGGTAAGACCGATGTTGATTAGCACCAACTCTAGGACAAATATAAATGTCACAGCAGGACGCACTATCCCATTGAGGTTGACGACCCAGTTAGAAGCTCTGGCCATGACTGCCTTGTCGTGGTCGAGAGCTGCGTTCTGGCGCTCTGCATCTGTCTGCAAAGCTATCTGGTCAGTACGGATTTCCTCTACCTTTTGCTGGGCCAGGAAACCACGCTCGGCAAGAGCTAGCTCGCGCTCAGTCTGCATCTGGGCAAGCTTTAATTCTTGCGCTTTGTCTGCTTTATCTTGGAAAAAATTTAATACTTGAGGTAAGCCAGACGCTAGGAATCCAACGGCAGATGATATGAGAGATAACATTACAGGTGTCCTTTGAAAATGTAATAGGTTGTAACAATAATTAGGGATGCTACAAAGCACATGACCTTAAGTTCGCGAAGTTTCTTTAGGTCACGGCCCATTTCGTCACGGCCATCCTTGACTTCCTTCATCTGCCGTTCTTTGATGGACTGGATATCTTTCCACTCATACTCAGCCTTCTCTTTTCCGTAGCGTTCAACGAGCTGCTGGAACAGGTCGTCCTCTGCTTCCTTGATCTCTTTCAATCTGCGCCACTCCGCAAAGGCTGTGAGGATTGTGGTATCACCCTTGATTACGCGTTGCTTCTTTTGGAACTGTTGCTTGGCCTGAAGTTCGGCGACACCAAGCTTCTGAATGTCAGTAACCACCGACTCAATCTCTTTACCAGCAGCGATTGCACTCTTGATGCTCTGCGCTGCGCCCTTAGCCGATGCTACTAAGTCACTCATGTCAAACCCTTTGGCCCCTAAAGTAGGCAACACCATCAATCACCTCGCACAGCTCAGGAGGTAGCAGCTTGCCGTTTTCAAATGTGAGTACGCAAAACCCCGCACACCAGTTCACAGGGTTTTCTTCTACATAAACAAATTGATCTCCAGTCGGCTCCGCAAGAGTTCCTGTGTCTACGCCGTATCTGCGTCCGTTATAGTCAGTCCACGGTGTCACCATCAGCTTGTGTAGGTGGCCGGTTATAAATGATTTCCCTGAACGCAAAGTGTTGTTGTACACCGCGTGTTGGCCATTAGCCCATCGATGTTTTACAACCACATCTTTATTTATGTCTATTCTCCACCCTGTGTGCCACCCAGGGAAGTACGAAAACAAATCGCTGAATTCAGATAATTCTGGTGAGTGCTGGGCCACAAAATTAAACAAACGTAGGTCATGATTACCGTAGCTCCATAATTTAATTGCGTTTTTAGATGCCTTTGCAATCTCGTCTAATCTATCCTGGCAAGCCTCAATCTCTTGCTTGGGTGTCGGTGGGTTAGTACCCATCAATGGGGCATGGCGGCTAATTCTAGCCCCATCAAAAACGTCCCCGTTGAGGATCACCGTCTTACTTTTAAACTCAGTTAGCAGTTTAACAAACGCCTTGTGAGCTACCGTCTCCTCACCTGGCCAGTAGTGGCAGTCGCTAGCAATGAACACATGGCCATTGTCTACCGTGTGTTGGATCACTCTGCGATTATCTGGAATGTATGTGTTGGCAACTGTGTGTTGTTTCGCTGAGTAGGCTGTCAACACAACTCCATATTGCTCTTGAATTTTTGCCTTGCGTTGGCAAAGAGCCCGGACAGACATACCAATGTGTTCAGCGGCAAGCTTGGAACTACCAAACTTTTTCATCGCTGCAATAATTTCTTCGTCAGGTATTTTTTTTCGTGCCATTCCTTTTCCCGCCTATTGTTATCACGTCTATCGGCCCGCGAGTAGCGGGGTCAAACAGAGCAGCGATTTCGACGGCCTCTCTTGGCGACTTGCCCAGGTGCATAGCAGCTATGGCGTATGCTGATCCTGTGCCTATCGCATAGAATGGTTCTTTGATGCGAGCAGGGATGAGGGTACTTTCGTACACATAAATGCCCTCAGCTCTAAGCTCCATACATTCGACGTCGCAGTCTGAATCTAGATCTCCACCATTCTCAATGGAGTTAAAAAATTTTAGTATCTGAACCCAATCACCTGCGGCTCCGGCCACGCCATCTTTCCAATGGCGCAACTTGCAGACGGAATAGTACCCGCCCTCGCCGCTGCACATACTGTCAGCCGCTATCTCTTTGTGGACTAGGCTGGCAGCTACCGTTGTCACTTAATCACTAGGCTCAACAGTAAAACAATAATGAACCCAGCAGAGCCAATCAGGATTTGCTCTAGCCGTTTTAGCCTAGAGTTAATCCCAAGGTAGCGTTCAGCACAGACAGCCTCGTGTGTGTCAAGTTGGCTTTTGACTTCAACGATTGATGCCATTTTACAATCCTGTTGTGGTTAGGTTAGACAATTGCTCAGTTGATAGGGACTGAATCTGCTCAGTTGTTAGGGCCACTAACACTTGGGTTGGCAACGCATACTCAATCCACGCCTTGTCAGCATGGCTCCAGTTCCATTGGTAGCCTTCCCTGTCTGTTGGCTTAGGGTCACGGACAATCCACTCCCAGTTCAGCCAGACCACTTCCTTGCCATCAGGACAGGCTGGCATCTCAGGCACTAGCACCCATCCGTTTGTGCCGTCTGTTGTAGGTTTCGGGATAGACCCGTTCTTTGAAAATAGCGGCATATTAGTCTCCAAATCCTACAAATGGGGCGACAGGTGCGGTGAAGTTAGCGGTATAGCGAGCGTATCCTTTGGTGATGCGGAAATCATCAATGTAGCCTGATGCTTCAGCAAATGATGTTGTATTCCACCAAACGCCAATCCCTTTAGGGTATGTCGGCCTGCTCGCTATTGAACCGGAGATTCCAGTTAAATTCAAGTCTCTTACACCATTTACAAACAGCATCCACGTTGTTCCATTACGAACATACGCAATGTGATTCCAAGCGTTTTGAGTAATGGTAATAGTACCAATTCCGTTTCCTGCTGCGTCAGAATTGATTAGGTTCCATGAGGAGCCATTACTACTTGCCCAAAGGCCAATTTTTTGATTCGTAGATACGCTACTGTAATCCATGCCAATAGACCAATCTGCGCCAAAACTTCCGTGGTAAAGGGCCTGTCTTGCTGTCGATGTTGGATACCACCAAAATTCAATAGTGAAATCCCCACTTCCAAACTCTAAAGAAGTTGTTGGATTTACTAAAAGATAAGAATCATTACTTGGGAAAGAAATTGACGAACCACCAAACTTGCTCTGCGTGGTGCTTATTTGTGCATTGCCAACAGTCTCCAAGTCGTTAGACATGGCAGCGTCAATGATGCCGCCGTTGGTGTAGTTAAGTAGTAGCGATGTTCCGCTAACTGCTGTTAATGGAGCAGTTGGTGTGGTGAAGGTTGCGGTGTAAACAGCAGTTCCTTTGACAAGCCTTGTAGAGGACAAATACCCGTTAAAATATTGCGACCCAGCGCCACCGCCTCCACCGCCAACATAAATCGGTGAGTTATTTCCTCCGTCTAGGCTAGTAGAGTTAGTAGCACTTACGTCTAAAACACCATTTATAAACAATCTAAATGTGTTTCCGCTTCTACTTACCGCAACGTGATGCCATTGACCGATTGTTAAAGTATTCGTGCTAGTCAAAAGAGGAACGGTTGAACTGTAATTGTGAAACCAGAATGTAACTTTGGCTCTAGCAGTAGTGTGGTCTAAATGTAGTGACCATTTGTTTGAACCCCAAGTAACCCCGTCCCAGTTTGCTACTGCAATAGCATCTACATTTGATTGGGCAACATAATACGCAAAGGTCTCTACTGTGAAGTCACCAGTTCCAAGTGCAAATGCGGCGTTACTTCCTGCTGATAAAGTATCACCCGTGACATCAAAGTACCCAGAGCCACCATTAGTGCCACTTGCGTAGGCCGATAGCGCAGGGAATGGGGAGAAGGTTTGGATGGATGGTGCGCCGCCAATAGTAATCGTGTATGCGTTTGTAGAGTTATCAATAAATCTGTTCGATTGACAAGTTAAAACTTGTGTACCAGAAATAGCCGTTAAGGGTGCTGTGCTTGGTGTAAACGCACCTGT